CGGCCGAGGACTGCTCATTCGCCATTCGGAATGGTCAGTCCGGAGTAGGTTGAGTCGTTCAGGTCAAGGCGCACCTTGGTCCGACGACGGGCGGCTGCTGCCTGCCCTGTCGGCTGGGTGTCCTGGCGGGTGAGGAGGACGGGGTCTTTCTCCTCCGCATCCGGCATCTTGGGCTTACTGCACATTTAGCGGCGGTTGCGTTCCTTGATTTGGACGAGCCGCAGTTCCTTGAGTTTCAGGATCAGGCGGCGCTCGCCTTGGCGGAGAAGGAACTCCTCGCGGCAGTCCTTCGGGTTGTAGATCGCCTCGGGGTACAGCTCGTCGAGGCGGTCGATCAGTTCGTAGGAGTGGAGCGGGATGTCCATAGGTGTCCTAAGTAGAACTAAGGTTGGGAAGCTTGCGTTTCCCCCGATGATGACGACTAAAACCCCGGCTTATTCAGCCAGGGCAGCAGCCCAGGAACGGAGGTTGTGGAGGGGGCCGTTGTTGTCCACGACCACGTCCACCAAGGCGGCGGATACGCCGTTCTCGGAGGCATGGGCACCCACCTTCACTGCGCCCCGGCGCTCGACCTTGACCACTGCTCCGCCGTGCCAGTCGTGGATGAAGTCGGCCTCGTTGTCGAAGCGGACGTCCGAAACGACCACGCCGGTCGCGCCTTCGCGGCGGGCCTGGCGAATCTTCTGTTCCACGACCTTGATCCACAGGTCGCGGTCGATCATGTTGCGGCCCCATTCGGTACCCACGGTCTGCATCAGGTGGCGCGGGGTCTGGCCGTCCAGCCAGTCGAGGGGCTGCTCCTTCTCGGGGCCGTCTTCCATCGCCGACAGCGGGAAGCCGGTGATGTCCGCCACGAAGGCCCGGATCGGGGCCGCGAAGGACAGCTTGATGAAACCGTGGTCGTTGACCAGGTAGTCGGCCAGGGTGTCCTTGCCGCTGCGGGCCAGGCCCGTGATTCCGATGATCTTCATGGGGACTCCAGAAAAGAAAAGGCCCGCGCTCGGCGGGCCTTTGGGGGCTATGATTTGAAGACTTAATGCGAATGGAGCTGCTGCATGGCCGACGAAGGTCAGATGCCGTCTAAGCCAGATTGGGTCGATGCTGAGTTCGACAGGCGCACAGAGGGCTATAACGAGTTGAACTTCCTTGAGAAGTTCGGGATGTTCATGGCAAACGCGCAGCTCCTCGAAATGGGAGCCAAGCGAGTTCTCGTGGACAAGTTCGGCGAGGACTTCGACGAGGTCGAAGCGTTGTCACTAGGCATTCTGCGGAAGCGGTTAAAAAGTAAGGGCGTGCGGCCTGACATCTTGTACGGGCTTGAACACATGACCGAGTCGCGCAACCGAATCGCGCACGCCATCCTGGCCGAGCATCACCTATGGGTAACCGTCACAGGCAACCGGTCTCACAATCGGCAGGAAAGGGAGATAGACAAGGCGTACTTGGAGCTTGTCCACTTCAACATCTTCTTCGAGTTCGTTGAAGACAATGACCTATTTATGCCTGTCGGCTAGATTTACGGCGTCCAGAGGTTGACCAC